TGCTTCTTTGTTTGATGTATTAGATTATCTTGCTCCTCTACTAGATCGAGCACCGTGTCCCCTGCGGGCAGTTTCAAATGAAGTCGTTGGTTTACTATTCTATTGATGGCATCTTTATGCGCGGATGCTCTAGAAGCAAACCAGATTTGCTTATGATCGATACAGGCCTGTAAATGCTCGTTAGCTTTTCTTATCCAATTACTAGAGAATACCTGCTTGTATACAATAGCCCCGCTTTGCTTGTTATATTGCCTTCTGGCGAGTTTTAACTCCTTATCATAGTCTTCACCCTCCTTGTCGCTATCGAAGTCTATGAAGGTCATTTTGTCGCCGAATAAGGGTGACTCATTACAGCTATCTATAAATTGAAAACCAGCATTATCAATTACCACCATTTCGATGTTAAAGCTCTTATTCACGTAAGAAAAATATTTAATATGGTCTTTCAGGTCTCCGCCCGCCAGAGCATAGGAGTGAACAAGCGTGCCCTGTTTGGTTTCGTCATTTAATTCAATAACCGAAATAGCAAAAAAGTCAGAACTTGGACTATTAGAAAAACTCGGGTCAATTCCGATTATATATTTTTTCTCTTTGTCCCCATTAATTTTGGTAGTAGGAGACTCCCCATCTGGAATTGTACATTCATGCATCTTTCTCGCGCTAAAGTAAGAGTCGCTTCCGTCAGTGAACTCCGCACAATACTCGCGCCTAAATGAAGAATAACTTTGTCCACCCTCTTGGGCTTCCTCAATAATCGTATGATCTATCATATGATCAGGTAAAGATTCGTAACCCATCTGAGATATGAAATATTTTGCTGAACCAAGCTCTTCCTCGTAAATTTTTCCCGTCCATTCTTTGTATGTTTTATATAGGTTTTCGAAAGTATAAGAAGCAGAAGATAAGGCTACCATTTTAGAGTCGTTTGAGAAGACCATTCTGTCCTCTTCTTTCATTGACCCCTCTTGTATTAATTTGTCCTCTATTTCCCTTATTTCGATTCTTTCTTTCATGTCTTGTGGTGCCACCAGAAAGGGCATTAAAACCGTCTGTATCAAATCCTCGGGCAAAAGAAGGTACTCGTCGAGGACGAGCACGTTCGCACGGAAACCACGAATTTTTTCTCCGTTGAGTGGGATCGCTGTGATTGTCCCCCCGTTAATTTGCCATTCATATTGATCGTTCCGTTTCGATTTTAAACCGAAAGCTTGGCCGAGCAATTCGGCCCCTTTAGATTCGACCATCTTCTCTAGATTATTAAAAATAAAACGAGCAGTACGAAACGTGGGCCCTGCAACTAATATCTTCGTGCCCGGCTCAAATATGCATTGAAGGAAACAAAAGACCGAAGCAATAAAAGTCTTACCACAACCACGACCCCATACGCACATTGAGAAGTTTCTATTCATCATACCTTTCAGGGTGATCTCTTGAAAAGGCGCGAGTTTAATGCCGGACAACAACTCCACTGTTATCCCTAGATTAGCTCTCAGGAATTTAGCCAAGCTTATTTTAGCCTCCCTATCAGAGAGGCTCCCCTTAAGCTTTAGAATCTCCTCGTTTACAGAGTCTAAATTTCTCTCATATTTTTCTGGAGCGTGCCACATTAAAATTTTCCTAAATCATAAAGCAATTGCAAATCAGCCCTCTTGTGGGCGCATCCTGTTGTAAAAATTTTATCTATGATTCTCGTAGCCTCTTTCCTACCTTCTACAAACAAAAACTGAACAAAAGGATAGGCCTGAGAAAGAGCCCTAACTCTGTGAAAAATATAATCAGGAGTAACCCTGACTTTCGAGTAGACTCTGTTTCTTGTTCCAGCTTTCATCAGTTTATTAAAATACAATGCATTGGAAAATTTAGACTCAACTAAGATAACCATATTTCCATTTTCCTCACCGCATCTCTCGATCTCTCTTATAAACCTTTCGTACCCACCGCTTAAGGTTCCTATGAAATCCGGCAAAGATTTTCTTTCTATATTGCAATTACAGGTTGCCTCACTATCGCTAAAAGCGTAATCCCCAAAGTCTAATTTTTTAATTTCTACGGGCCTCTTAAACCTCAGGGGCTTCTGCTCTCTAGTATCTATGTATATCTTATAATTGTCGTCATATTCGGTGCCAGAAATAATTTCGCTTATATTACAATACTTATTCTTAAACCCTAGATTCTCGCAAAGCTCATAGTAATTAGAAAACAATTGATTATAGTGTTGAATCGGTGGGCTCATTATGGAGCGTAGCTCTACCTGACAGGGGGTATATACTAATTGTTTCTTTTGCTTCCTATTCTTGAGAAGCCTAATGCAATATTCTTTAGCCTCCTTTTCTGGAGCTTTATCTAGCCATGATTTTAAATTTCTTTTATTATTGAAATCAGCGCTTAAATAGTGCTCTTTATTTTTAAATTTTATTATTTTTCCGTCGTGCTTGTCTGTCCTAGGGAGATAGGTCTGGTAATACTCTGCCATTCGGAGTTTGTGAGCTTTTAAGTGGGCGTGTAAACTCCTATCGCTGTCGAATTCTTTCTCACATATAACACACCTAACCATCAGATACTTCTCCCTCGGTAATGCCCATTATTCTAGCTTTAACTTCATCTATAGTGGAAAGTTTTTCGATTTCATCTTTAACGGTTTTCTTTCTCAGTTCCGCGAGCTTGACCAATTTTTTTCTATTGTCTTCCTCCTTCCACAGTTGAACTAGATTGAGAATGCTGGCATTTTCTTTGATTTGTTTCTTGAGCCTATCGCTTCTTTTTTCTTTAAGGCTTTCTAAAAGCTTCTGCTGTCTATTTACGCATTGGTTATATTCCGTTTGCGCTGTATTGATTGCATCAACCAAAGACATAGATATACGTCTACCCTCTGTATCTTCAGCTACTCCGTCTAGCAAGCCCGAAAGCCTACTAACTCTTGTTTGAATCGATGAAGCGATAACGACTTCTTGAGACAACACTATATATTGATCTACCTCTTCTTGGGTTAAGTCTGGTTTATCGCAGGTATATCTTACGAAACTCGACTCAAACAACTCCCGATTTCCCTCGTGGTCGTAAGTATTTATCTGATGCAAAAATCTATAAGTATGAAGATACCTAATTAATGCAGAAACACTACTTTTGTCTTTCGAAGTTATTTTGTTTTTATCTATACCGTCCAAGACGTACTTATTAACTTTGAGAATTGCGGCGTGTTGAGTCTTGGGCGGGACGTATTCTTCCACAATCTCTCTACCCTCGGGGGTTTCGAAAGGTGTGATGTTTTCTAGCGTGCCTATGTAATCTATAACAGTTCTAGTCTCTTGGCTTAAGGGCATTAATTCTGGGTTAGCAAAAATAACCCTAGCAATTTCATTTGCCGTCATGAGGGCAGCGTTATTCCTGATAAACTCTTCGTGCTCGCTTGTAAGCTCTATTTTGCTTTTGTGTTGGTATTCGTGAGCAGCCCTAGCTTTAAGTTTTCTAGTAGCCAAAAATTCTTTCACCGTTCTTCCCTGCTTACTTCTTCCGTCGAATTCTGAATCAGGGTAAGCGACCCTAATCAATTCCAACAAAGAAGGTGGGTTGTCTGGCCTACTATTCCACTCTTCAAGAATTTTTTCCTTTTGCTCATCTGTTAGCTTTATATCATTCATGAAAGATATCTACGTCACCTTTTTCAAGAAGTTTTTTAACTTTATTAATAATACTTTTCTTTATATTCTTGATCTGTTTATATCCCGGGCTTCGATTTTTTTCGCTTGTTTTATATCCCATTTTTTTAGCTACAGCTTCTTCATCTAAATTTTCAACATAAAGATACTTATACACCGTAAGCTCTACGGGCTTTAAAATTTTTGCCACAGCCTTATGTAGTTTTTTTGCGGCGTGCTCTATGTCTAAATAGTCATTAGGTTGGTTATGTACTTCTTGAGTATGGTTCTCTAAGGGTAAAGGTAATTTAGCGTCATGAGCATTTTTTTTATTTAAAAACCAATGCTTATATAAGGGACAACTATTATCCTGCTTTCCGTAGATAGAGCACAGATTGATTCCTTCCGCCGCCGCACACTTTAAACAAGGTCTGGCAAAATTACCATAATTGTTTCTTATC